TTAATGTATCTTTTCCAGTGCCTCGACGGCTTCATCTTCCATGGATTCCGTGACATGTGTATAGACGGCCAGTGTCGTCGTCGGTTCATTGTGCCCTACTCGTTGCATAATAGCCTTGAGCGGTACGCCTGCCTCAGCCAGAAGGCTGATATGGGTATGACGGAAGATATGTGTAGATAAGTGCTTATTGCATTTTATCTTTCGCAGGGTTCTGTTGACGTAGGCCAGGTCGACGGGCCCGCCTTCGGTCGTGGTGAAGATATATGTTTCTCCCTCTTTATCGTGCCTCGTAGGTTCCCAAAGCCGGCGCCGCTTATTCCTGAGTTGGAAGTGCTCCAGTATTTCCCTGGCTCGTTTATCCAGTTTGACATGCCGGATAGAGTAAATGTTTTTCGGGTCGCCACGATAGGGACGGTCGCCTTTCTTGCGTGGCCATACCAGTGTAGCATTGACATAGATTTCTTTACCGTCATAGTCTTCATCGCGCAGAGCCGCCAGCTCACCAAATCGGAGCCCGGTCCGTGACTGAAATTCACAGATCAGAGCGACTGCTGGCGACTCGGCTCGGATTTGCGCCAGTACGTCATGCAGTTCCTGCTTCGATAAAAACTTTTCTCGTTCCTGTTCGACGGCCTGGACAGACTGCTTTACCTTCGGGACTGTGACCCGGCGGATGACGTCAGCAGACTCGACCTGCCGCAAACGTTCTGCCAGAAGGCACGACGATTTCAGCACCGTATAGACCTTTTTACCATAGGCGTAAGAAAATCGCTGTACCAGTTTATCCAATACATCCTGCAGGTACGCTGGCGTTACCCGGTCTGCTTTCGTATCAGCCGGGAAATAGTCATGCAGGCGCTTCCAGACCATCTCATAACCGAGCATGGTCGATTCCTTGACGAATCCCTGCCGGCTGTCGATATAGGCCTGAATGACGTCGAAAAAGAGCATATCCGTGCCCTGGTACTTCGTCTTTTCCTGTATCATCAGCTGCAGTCTTTCTGATGCGGCCTTTTTAGCCGTGTTTGATTTGGATGGCATCGTGACAGATACCTTTCTCCGTTTGCCGGTCAATGGATCCGTATACGTTTCACGGAAAGCATAGCCGGTCTTCGTCTTTTCCATCCACATAATAGGACCTCCTTCACTATAATTATTTATCTTATTATCCAGCCACGAAGAATTCTACATCGCGCAGATCAGGCGCGGATTGCTGTGCATGGAGCAGTTTTTCCAGTAAATCAGCCTGGATATCCCGACTGAAATCGTTACCGTGTATATGAGTCAGCTCATGGAGAACCGCTTCTTTCTGGAGTTCCAGGCTGATGTTTTTGTTGATGAGGATGGTATAACTGCCGTCCTCATTTTCGTGTGTTAGTGCCCTGACGTGATAGGGCAGCTTCTGATAGATAAGTATGATGTTCATTGTGTGTCCTAGTTTTCTTTGTTTTCTTTACGAAGCATCTATTTCCTTTTGGGATTGTATGCTAAAATAAATAAAAAAGGGAGGTGATTTATGTGATTAATCATATTGAAAACTATCTAAAATGGTTAAATGACAATATGACTCAAACTGAAATAAGTCCTAATGTTTGTGAAATCACTACCCCTTTCTTAGACCGCCATAACGATTATACGCAGATTTATGTCAAAGCCAGACAAGATGGCTTGTTTCAAATTAGTGATGGCGGATATACATTAGCTGATTTATCAATGTGTGGGATGGAGTTCAACACTGCAAAGAAGAAAGAACTGCTGCACCAAGCATTGAATCGATTGGGGATAAAGCTGGACGAAAAACATGAAATCCTTTATATAACTTGCTCGAAATCAGAATTGCCGGCTTTTCAACATCGTATGATACAAAGTATGTTAGATATTAATGATATGTTTTATTTGTCATCGCCTAATATTAAAAGTTTATTTTATGAAGAAGTGAAACAGTTCTTTGATTCTCATGAAATTTATTATTCTGAAGGTATGAATGTTATAGGTAAATCTGGATTTAGTTATTCATATAATTTTGTATTACAGCGTAATAGGGAACATCCTCAACGGTTTATCAAATTAATGAATTCAGCCAACCGGTCTAATGCAGAAAGAATTATTTTTTCTTGGGGAGATACAAAAGAAGCTCGGGGTAGCGATGAAAAACTAATTGTCCTCATTAATGATGATAAAAAAATCACTGATTCCGTAATCGCTGGTTTTAGGCAATATGATATTAATCCGCTTCTATGGTCTCAACGTCATGAAAATATTCAAATGTTTGCCTAACCGGATATATCTATAGGTACTTCAAACATAACTTGATTGGAAAAATTACATAGACTAGCAAAAGTATAAAATTTATTTACCAGATCTCCCTGAGTCAAAGCCGAAAAATCAAATCCAGGCCATATTCTACGTAACACCGGATCATTTAATTCGTAAGCCCATGAGTCACCGAAACCATGGCGGTACACATGTATGTGTGTACCGTCTATTTTTTTACCATCAGGATTTTGATGCGGCTTTGTATCGCTGTCAAATCGAATTATAGTTGTATTCGTAAAAACTCTTTGATGATATGTAATTCTATTTAGCTGACAATATTTCCGATTTATATCTATGAGATATTCGTATTGAGTTACTTGCCCAATTCCACTTAATTTTATTGCTTCATGCAAAGATGGAAATTCAGCGTGGTCATCAACAAAACGCTTTTCTTCATTAAGAATTGCTGTAATATCAATCGTCTCTTCATCCATACTTACGCCTCCTCCCTATTCTTTTTCTCGTGCCTTAAGTCCTTCGATGATCTTCAAAACGGTATCTATATCGTCCTTGCTGAGGTCTTTGGTAGCGTCGAAGAGGATGCGCTTATCGGGGTCGGTCCGCAGCTCTTCGGCCATTTGGGCGACTTCGGGGTCAGAGTAGTAGCCGCCGGATTCTTGGGAGGGGTCCGATGAGTTGCCGAGCAGGTAGTCGATAGAGACGCCAAAGAAAGCAGACATCTTCTTTAATACATCCGTGCTTGGCTCAGCACGGCCATTTTCATATTTTGATATAGCAGCTTTTTGTATATCCAATACCTTGCCTAATTCTTCTTGTGTCATATTTCTTTGCTTACGTAATTCTTTTACTCTGTTCATAAATCATTCACCAGCCTTTTGTAAAAGTATCCGAAAACGATTCTATATAAATTATATAGTTTCCGTTTGAGATACTCAATAATAGTTTCCAAACTGGAAATTTTATTTCAATAGTATCTTTACAAGATACGAAGTTAGTGATATACTTTATGTATCCCGAAAGGAAACATTAGAAAGGTGGTGATTTGATGTTTGAACGACTGAAGGCGTTGCGCAAAGAACAAGGTCTAACTTGTGAAGCAATGGCAGAAGCTTTGGGATTAGAAACTAAAAGCGCATACAGTAAAAAAGAAAACGGAAGCACAAAGTTTTCTCTTGATGACGCTAAAAAAGTATCTGCTATTCTAGGGAAGAGTATCGAGGATATTTTTTTTACCAATGAAGTATCTTTAGAAGATACTAAGAAAAGGTAAGAAAGGAGCAAGCGTATGAATAAGGATGAAATCAAGGAATTCAGAATGATGGCTCGGCACATTGTCAGTAAAGAGCTGACAGGTCACAACGTTCAAGGAGACATCATGTGTATCGAAGACTACCTCATGCAGCATGGTGCAAGAAGTGCGGACGAAGCGAGTATTGCATGGCGCGTTGAAGCAGCCCGGCAACAGAAGGCTCTGGAATTTGAATATGAAGCAGCGCATCACATGGCTGTAGCTGCATTTTTCGCTAATGGCTGCGACCATACGGCCCCTGATGTACAAACCGCTATCCGCAAAGCAGAAGCTGCCGGTAAGCTCATTGGTAAAGACCGGGACGATGTGGAACGTGATATCGCAGAAGAATGCGAAGCTCGCGAATAAGGAGGCGGATATCATGAAGGAAGTTGGTGAAGTTATCAGGTTAGAGCAGTTATACGCCAGCCCGAAACATTTGTCAGAATTGTTTGACATGGGCATGACAAGTACACGAGCTATCATCGATGAAATGCGTGCCAGTAAAAAGTGGAGAAACAGCGTCGTATCATACGACCGTATGATCCGCGTCAACATTGCCGATTTTGAAAAATTCTGGAAGACCAAAAGCTTTATTCAGTAAGGAGGGAAGAAACATGAAACAGGATTTACAGACGCCAGCACCATGGATTAATTCCCGGCACAATCCAGAACCAGAACCGGAACAGGTTCCAGACAATCAGGACGACTGGCTCATGGAGGACATAATGAGACTGGAAAGCCAGGCGGACACAGCGATATCTATCGCAATGTTCCTGGGCGGACTACTCGTGATGGTCCTCATGGTGGGATACATCATGTGGGTCAATAATTTGATTGTACATTAAAAAAAGCCGCTTACCTGTTGGCGCAGGCAAACGGCACATACAAAAACACTCAAATTTATTATACCAGATGGAGGTTATTATGTCAGTAAAAATCCGACAGTTAGAAATTGAAAACGTGAAACGTGTCAAGGCTGTTACGTTGACGCCGACGGAGAACGGGCTGACCGTCATCGGCGGCCGGAATGGCCAGGGAAAGACTTCCGTATTGGATGCCATTGCCTGGGCACTGGGTGGCAATAAGCTCAAGCCGTCGGAATCACAGCGCATCGGCAGTGCCGCTCCACCATCTATCCACATCGAACTTAGCAACGGTCTGGTAGTGGAACGCAAGGGCAAATCGTCGGCCCTTCATGTCATCGACCCGTCGGGACAGAAAGCCGGCCAGCAACTCTTAGACAGCTTCATTGAAAAACTGGCCCTAAACCTCCCAAAATTCATAGACGCCCGGAATGATGAAAAGGCGGAAACACTGTTACAGATTATCGGCGTTGGGGACCAGCTGGCCGTTTTAGACCGTCAGGAAAAATCGCTGTACAATCAGCGTCTGGAAGTCGGCCGGATTGCCGACCGTAAAAAGAAACATGCTGAAGAACTGGCATGGTATCCCGATGCGCCGGCAGAACCGGTCAGCGCATCCGAACTCATCCAGAGACAGCAGGCCATCCTGGCAAAGAATGGAGAAAACCAGCGTAAGCGGGAAAAAGAAGCCTATTACAACAAGGTACTGGCAGAAGCGCAGATTGCCTTTGACCGGGCAAAAGCGGCACTGAAGCAGGCCGAACAGGATTGTGTAACAGCAAGAAAGGCTGCCGAAAACCTGCAGGATGAAAGCACTGCCGAACTGGAACAGGACATTGCCAATATCGATGCCATCAATACCAAAGTCCGGGCTAATGCCGAAAAGAACCGGGTCCAGGCCGAAGCCGATGAGCTGGCCGGCCAGTACAACGACCTGACCCAGCAGATTGAATCCGTGAAAGAACAGCGGATGAAACTGCTGGATTCGGCAGACATGCCCCTGCCAGGACTGTCAGTACAGGATGGCGAGCTGACCTATAACGGGCAGAAATGGGACTGCATGAGTGGGGCAGAACAACTGCAGGTCGCTACGGCCATCGTACGCAAACTCAACCCGGACTGCGGTTTTGTTCTCATGGATAAACTGGAACAAATGGACCCGGAAACACTGGCCGACTTCGGCAGATGGCTGGAAGGGGAAGGCCTGCAGGTCATCGCTACCCGCGTCGGGACCGACGACACTTGCAGCATCATCATTGAAGACGGATACGTCAAGGCGGAACAGCCCAGGGTAGAAACGAAGGAAGAAGATCCGGAAACGGATGCACCGAAATGGACACCCGGCACGTTTTAGGGTTTTAGAAAGGAGTACATCATGAAGATCATCTCAGGAAAAATCATAAAGCCCCAGAAAGTCGTCATCTACGGACCGGAAGGCATCGGCAAGTCTACGTTTGCCGCGCAATTCCCCAAGCCCCTGTTCATCGACACAGAAGGCAGCACGTCACACCTTGAAGTAGACCGCCTGCCCAGGCCGACGTCCTGGCAGATGCTCAGGCAGTACATTAAAGACCTCAAAGGCGATACGATGGGCTACCGCACACTGGTCATCGATACAGCAGACTGGGCCGAACGACTCTGTGAAGAAGCTGTTTGCCAAAAATACAACAAGGAAGGGCTGGAAACGTTTGGGTATGGGAAAGGGTACACCTACGTCAAAGAAGAATTCGGCCGGATGCTCGACGGTCTTTCCGACCTGATTGATGCGGGGATGAACGTCGTTCTAACAGCGCACAGCATCATCCGGAAGTTCGAATTACCCGAAGAAACGGGCGCTTACGACCGCTATGAACTGAAACTTGGCAACAAAGCCGGCAACCAATGCGCTGCTCTGGCCAAGGAATGGGCCGACATGGTCCTCTTCGCCAACTACAAGGAAATCGTCATCACATCGAAAGACGGCAAGAAGAAAGTCAGCGGCGGTCAGCGTGTCATGCATACCCTGCACAATCCGTGCTGGGATGCCAAGAACCGGCACAACCTACCGGAAGAACTGCCTTTCGATTACGTCCAGATTGCTCAGTGCATTCCGTCGAAAGAAACAGCCAAGAAGACGATTCCCGCACCGGCAGAACCGCCTGCACCACCTGAACAGCCAAAAGAAGAACCGGTCCCTGTCTCTGATGACGGCATTCCGAAAGCACTGGCTGACCTGATGGCAGCCAACAACGTCACGGCGCAGGATATCCAGCAGGCCGTTGCTCACAAAGGCTATTTCCCGGCCGATATGCCGCTCAAAGACTACCCGAATGATTTCGTCATGGGATGTCTGGTAGGGGCATTCCCGCAGATGCTGAAGGTTATCCAGGATTTGAAGAAAGTACCATTTTAGGAGGTAATGACAATGACAGAAGAAAAAGTATTTAGTTGGGATGATGAGTTTACCGAAGTAGAGGATTCCTATCAGGTCGTACCTGCAGGAGATTATGATTTTACCATCGTTGATTTTGAACGCGCCCGGTTCGAGGGAAGTGATAAGATGCCGGCCTGCCCGCAGGCCAAAATCACGTATGAAGTCACGGCTCCTGATGGGACAAAAGGACGTGTCCGGCAGAATCTGTTCCTGCACTCTAAATCACAGTGGCAGTTGACTAATTTTGCCTGCGCCATTGGCCAGATGAAACGGGGTGACGGCCATTTCCGGATTGCCTGGAATCAGCTCATCGGGGCCACCGGCCGTATGCAGGTCAGTGTGCGTGAATATAATGGCAAGAATTACAACGACGTAAAAAAATTCTACGATAAGGAACCGGCGCAGAAAGAAAAGACATGGTCTAAAGGAGCATTTTAAATGAGCAGCTCTATCACGCTGCGTCCCTATCAGCAGGCGGCCGAACAGGCCGTTCTGCATGAATGGGACAGCGGCCATACAAAAACACTTCTGGTCTTGCCGACGGGATGCCATGCCATCGGAGAAAAAGTATTGTTAGCAGATGGAAGCATTAAAAAGGTGGAAGATATCCAGCTAAAAGATTGCCTATTGGGGAGCGATGGTACTCCCCGGCATATCCTTCAAGTCATCCGTGGAGAAGGGTATTTGTATAAAATTTGCCCGGTAAAAGGTAAGCCTTTCGTCGTAGATGAAAATCATATGCTGACGTTAAAACGAACCAAAGAATCGAATCGTCCTGTATATCCAAGTGAAAAACATGGTGGTGAAATTATTGATGTTTCTGTAAAAGAATGGCTTACCTGGAGCAAGTGGAAGAAACATATCCACAAACTAATTCGAGCAGATGCCATTACTTTCTATCATTCTCATCAAGCCGATTATCCTATTGATCCTTATTTCCTGGGAATATTATTAGGAGATGGCAGTTTGAATGGATCCTCTGTCAGTATCACAACAATGGATGCTGAAGTGGTAAATGTCATTCACCAACAAGCAGAATTATTGGATTTACGTATTCGTACAGAACCTGCCGGGAAAGCGATAACCTATATTTTTTCCAGTAAAAAAGCATATACCCATTCTGCCTTTATCCGTTCTTTAAAAGATTTAGGCTTGAGAGGGAAAACTTCTGCTACAAAACAAGTACCTGATGCATATAAAACGGGCCCCATGGCTGTGCGCCTTAACGTCATTGCTGGATTGTTAGATAGCGATGGCCACCTTACATGTAACGGCTATGATTTTATTTCTAAATCCGAACGCCTTTCTAATGATTTAGCCTTTATGTGCAGATCGGTTGGGCTTGCGGCCTATGTTACACCCTGTAAAAAGGGATGCAATAATTTTGTAGGAACATACTACCGGGTCAGTATTAGTGGGAACTGCGATAAAATCCCTATGAAAGTTCAGCGAAAAATGGCTACTCCACGAAAACAAAAGAAAAATGTTCTTGTTACCGGGTTCACTGTGGAACCCATTGGGACAGGCGCATACATTGGTTTTACTGTTGATGGAGACAACCGTTATTTATTAGATGATTTTACAATCACCCATAATTGCGGCAAAACTATCGTGTTCTCTAAAATAGCGGAAGACCGGGTCCGCGTCGGGGAACGCGTCCTGATCATGGCACACCGCGGGGAACTCCTCAAACAGGCCAGTGATAAAATCTACAAATCAACGGGCCTGAAATGCGCCGTAGAAAAAGCTGAACAGTCCTGCGCCGTTTCCTGGCTGCGCATCGTCGTTGGCAGTGTCCAGACGCTGACCAGAGAGAAACGGCTGAACCAGTTCGATGCTGATTATTTCAATACCATCATCATCGACGAAGCTCATCACAGCATCTCAGACAGCTACCAGCGCGTTTTACAGCACTTCCCTGATGCCAAGGTATTAGGCGTCACGGCGACGCCTGACAGAGCTGATATGCGCAATCTGGGAAGCTATTACGACAGCCTGGCTTATGAATACAGTCTGGTGCAGGCCATCAAAGACGGCTACCTTTGCAAAATCAGGGCCCAGACCATCCCGCTGCAGATTGATATTTCAAGTGTCGGCGTTTCTGCCGGCGATTACAAAGCAGGTGAACTGGGAAGCGCTCTGAATCCGTATCTCGACCAGATAGCCAATGAAATGAAGAACTATTGCAAAGGACGCAAGACCGTCGTCTTCCTGCCACTCGTCAAGACGAGCCAGAAGTTCTGCGATATCCTCAATGCCGCAGGATTTAAGGCCGCTGAAGTGAATGGTAACAGCGACGACCGGGCGCAGGTCCTCAAAGACTTCGATACTGGTAAATACGACGTTCTCTGCAATTCCATGCTCCTGACGGAAGGCTGGGACTGCCCGAGTGTGGACTGCATCATCGTCCTGCGGGCCACCAAGAGTCGGAGCCTGTACTGCCAGATGGTCGGACGTGGGACCCGGCTCTATCCGGGGAAAGACAACGTCCTATTGCTCGACTTCCTATGGAATACCGAACAGCACGAGCTGTGCCGTCCGGCGTGCCTCATCGCTGAGACGGAAGACGTCGCGAAGAAGATGACCGAAAAGCTCAACGACTCCGGTGAACCAGAAGATCTGGAAGAGCTGGCCAAAGAAGCCGCTGATGATGTCGTCGCCGACCGGGAACGGGCACTGGCGGATAAACTGGCAGCCATGAAGAAACGCAAGCGCAAACTCGTCGACCCGTTACAATTCGAGATGTCCATCCAGGCCGAAGACCTGTCTGGCTATGTACCGTCTTTTGGATGGGAAATGATGCCGCCAACGGAAAAGCAGCTCCATGCTCTGGAGAAGTTCGGTATCTTCCCGGATGAAATCGAGAACGCCGGTAAAGCGAAACTGCTGCTGGATCGGCTCATTAAACGGAAAGAACTAGGCCTGGCGACAGCTCGGCAAATCAGACTACTCGAAGCCCGCGGCTTCCAGCACGTCGGGACCTGGACCTTTGAAGCGGCATCACGTCTCATCGGGCGCATCGCGGCAGCCGGCTGGCGGATGCCGAAGGGCATCATCCCGTCACAGTATCAGCCGGAATAAGGAGTGATGTTATATGGAAAACATAAACCTGATACCGCTCCTCGACTACATCGACCCGGCTTTCTGCCCCTATCAGGAATGGATCAACGTCGGTATGGCACTCAAGCTTGAAGGTTACAGTGTCAGCGACTGGGATGCCTGGAGCCTGCGGGATGCCGGACGCTATCATGCCGGTGAATGTGAAACGAAATGGAAGACCTTCGATGACTCCGGCAGCAACCTGGTAACAGGTGCCACCATCGTCGATATGGCAAAGCACAATGGCTGGACAGCGTCTACGGGGCCCGATATCGCGTTTGGCTGGGATGACGTCATCCAGGAAAAAGACGAACAGGTCATCATCGACCAGAACTGGATAGAAGGCAAGGAACTGGTATCACCGGGGGACAACTGGAAGCCGGAAAAAGACCTCATCAAATACCTGTCGACGCTCTTCGACAGCACGGACTACGTCGGCTATGTCACCTCGTCCTGGGAGAAAGATGGCAAGTTCCTGCCGAACAAGGGGAACTTTAAGCGGACGGCAGGCGAGCTCATCGAAGAGCTGACGGTCTGCGACGGTGACATCGGCGCGGTCCTCGGCGACTACAAACCGGAAGTCGGCGCGTGGATCCGATTCAATCCGCTCGACGGGAAAGGTGTCCGCAACGAGAATGTCACGGATTTCCGCTATGCTCTGGTAGAATCGGATTCTATGGAACTGGAAAAACAGAACGAAATTATCCGCAAACTGGAACTTCCTGTAGCCTGCCTGGTGTATAGCGGTGGTAAGAGTATCCACGCCATCGTACATATTGACGCCGGCAATTATGACGAGTACCGTAAGCGCGTCGATTACCTCTATGCCATCTGCAGGAAGAACGGCCTCGACATCGACCAGCAGAACCGCAACCCGTCGAGGCTGTCCCGGATGCCGGGCGTCCTGCGCAACGGCCGGAAGCAGTATCTCATCGATACGAATATCGGCAAGAGCAGTTTCAGCGAATGGCGTGAATGGATAGAAGCCGTGAACGACGACCTGCCGGACCAGGAAAACCTGAAAGACGTCTGGAACGACCTGCCGCCGCTGTCACCGTCCCTCATCGAAGGCGTACTACGTAAAGGCCATAAGATGATGCTGGCAGGACCCAGTAAAGCAGGAAAATCCTTTGCGCTCATCGAAATGGCGATTGCCATCGCAGAAGGGCGCAAATGGCTGAACTGGTACTGCTCCCAGGGGCGCGTCCTCTACGTCAACTTGGAACTGGACCGGCCGAGCTGTCTGCATCGTTTCAAGGATGTCTACACGGCTCTTGGCTGGCCGGCGAACAACATCGGCAATATCGATATCTGGGAACTGCGCGGCAAGTCCATTCCGATGGACAAACTGGCACCGAAGCTCATCCGCCGGGCCGCTAAGAAGAATTACACGGCTATCATCATCGACCCGATTTATAAGATTATCACGGGCGATGAAAACAGTGCCGACCAGATGGCTCATTTCTGCAACCAGTTCGACAAGGTCTGCACCGAGCTGAACTGTGCTGTCATCTACTGCCACCATCACAGCAAAGGCGCCCAGGGCGCCAAGCGGTCCATGGACCGGGCCAGCGGCTCCGGAGTCTTCGCCCGTGATGCGGACGCGCTCCTTGATATGATTCAGCTCGAGACAGACCAGGTCGGCCTTCCGGGCACGGCCTGGCGCATCGAAGGCACGCTCCGTGAGTTCAAGCCGTTCAAGCCGCTCAACGTCTGGTTCGAGTACCCGATACATAAACTCGACGAAACAGGGGAACTGGAAAAGCTTACACCTGACTGCGACAAAGTGCCCTGGCAGAAAGGTCAGGAAACACAGCGGAAACGAAAAGAAGCGAAAAAAGCACAGCTTGAAAGTGCCTATAATGCCTGCCTCATTAATGGAACGGTCACAGTAAGCGATATGGCTGAGTACATGGATACTTCAGAAAGAAGCGTTAGAAGATATTTAAAAGATGATGATACCTTTGAGTTTGCAAATGGAATTGTAACAAAAAAGCAAGGCGGCATCCGTACAGACGCCGAAATTGTCCGTAATGAATAAGAGTGCATAGGCATACGGACAACTGTACAAATGCCGTTATATTTATACGGACAAAATGGACGGCATCCGTTATATATATATAGATGCCGTGTCCGTATATTGTCCGTGGGGTCCCTGGACAACAAATAGGGGAACAAGGGGGCTGAAAGTGCCCCTTGTCCCTATTCCTATTTGTCGTCCTGAACCGGGACCATGCGGCGACGAAAGGAGTAGAGAAAATGATGAATCAAGAAATTGAATATTTAGATTCGGCTGGCTATCGTATTTTGCCGTATGGCTTCGATGTCAAAAAGGCCGAACGGATTATGGATAACTTTCTATGTTACCATCGTCGGCTTCATACGACCTTTGCAGAAGTTGCCTCGTTCCTGATTCTGCGTGGGACCGGTTATGATGGCGGAACGTCATCACACTATTTATGTTTCTTGTTGGGAGTCGATGGCACAGAAATGTGCACCTACAAAAACTGGCAGTCCAGAAAAAAGGAGTAGTGACTCATGCATTTCTTCATTCCCTTACAGAAAATCCCGTCAGCAACGCACCAGATGAAGCAGATTACCGTCCGCAGTGGTAAACCCTGTGTCTACGAACCGCCGGCAGTGAAAAACGTCCGGGCACTCTTCCTTTCGCAGTGTTCGCGATTCGTTCCGGAATCTCCGCTGACGGGGCCTGTTGCTCTAACGACTCAGTGGTTATATCCGGCGAATCCCAGGCATCCGGAATTTACCTGGAAGGACACGAAACCAGATACCGACAATCTGGTGAAGATGCTCAAAGATGTCCTGACGACATTGCACTTCTGGCACGATGACGCGCAGGTCGCCTCGGAATGTATCCAGAAGTTCTATTCCGGCATCTCCGGTATTTATGTGCAGATCGACCAGGCACCGAAGTTAGGAGGAAGTTATGGACCGAAAAGAAATGATTTCCCGGGCCCGTGACGCGTTCCGGGAAGTATTAGTGGCTATGGAAAAGTCGAATGCTCAGCTCCTGCAGCGGGACCCTGATATCAAAGGACTGGTCGTGACACTGGTCCGGCATGTGGAAGATGCCAGGAAGCCGGAAAACTGGCCGATTGAAGAGTATACGGATGATTTCGCTGTCTATCATCCATCAGATACGAAGCAATGGCAGGAGCTGTTCATGATAGCGGCCTTCTATTCGAAGGATATGGCAGATGTGCTCTGCTTCATGCGTAATTCCGGCTGTGAGCTCATCAGGGATGATACCTATGGATATGTCATCCGGCCTATCATTGGCGGCCATGGATTCCACAATGAGCAGGAATATGACGACGTGAAACGACCGCTGAACCAGTTCGCCGATGCGCTCCTGCCAATGCTGAAGCGCTTGCGGAAAAACTATCCGGACGAACTGGTCCAGTCTACATTATCTGAAAGTGAGGTTTGACAATGAAAAACATACAGTACGTGACGACGAACCGATGCCAGCAGGTCGAGGACCTGAAGCAGGAAGTACGGAAAGTAAAAACGATGTGCAATGACCATGACGATGATCTGATAGAAGCTGGCGAGATGATAGAGAAGATCCTGCTGAATCAGGAAGAAAATGCCCAGAAGTTCAAGACGCTGCCGCGGGATATCTGGGGATTACGGATTGCCTGCCTGGCTATCCTGCTGCTGACTATTTATTTGTATGTGTTCGTCCGTTAGGAGGTACGGATATGGGTTATGCTGCCAGAATGAAGAAAGCTAATAAATTCAAGGCTCAGAAGTTCCCGCATCTTAGTGGCGGGATGGAACCGCAAATCTATCAGGAACTGCATGGAAATGTATCGCCCCGCTATGAACTGGAACAGGCATTATTGAACAAATATCTGACGGAAATGAAGGACCAGATTACTACTCAGGCTCTCGACTATATGATTGTCATCGTCATGAATGCTCTGCACGATGAGTTCGGTTTCGGTGTCAAACGCTGCCAGGCGGCGTTCGAACGCATCGAACGGATTACGTCTTGTGTGAATGTCACCGTTTCCTGGGACGAATTGACACGGTTCATGGCCTGCGACTTCAATGAAAAGGAATATGCGAAACGATACGGACCGCGGTCTAAGTACGACGCAAAGGACATGGATAGAAAAATGAGCCGCATCATTCGTATCATGACAACGGATGACTTATATGAGAAGTTAGAGAAAATGGCCGAAAAACGTCATTTGAGCGTTAATCAGATGGCCATTAAGATTCTTGCTAAGGCAGTTGAATTGGAAGCGTCACAGGGCGAATCAGGAGGCAAAAATGAAAACATGCGTCATCTGCAAGAAGCCGGTCAATGAATATAGAGAAGGGGCTGTTGTTATCTGCCAGGACTGCATTGACCAGTTCAGGAAATATCTGCTCAGCGGTGAGCACGTCTGCTGTATCTGTGGCAAGAAATTACCGGATACAGGTCATTTCCGGCATACCTGCTGTAAGGAACATAGCCGGTTATATCATATCCTCTGGAATAGAGACCGCCACAAAACGCATCCGCGTGTATACCGACGGTTCAGCCTTACGAAATACCGTGAGCAGGTAAACGAACGACAGCGCAATCTAGACGATACAGCAGCCAGGGCACGGGCTAACGGTATCAGTTATGGAAAACAGAAAGCCATCGATATGGGTAGATATGGAGGGACTACTTAGAATGAAAACGATTGAAATGAAAACAGATGAAACTAGCAGTATGATACACCATCTAAGGCACTATAACTGGAAAGGTATCGAGTGCGACCAGATAATCAAATGGATGGCAGCCGGTCTCAAAGGTGAAAAAGCGTTCTATATGGGCAGTATCATGAAATATCTCTATCGCTATCCATACAAAGGAAACCCGAAGGAAGACCTGATGAAAGCCGAAGAATATATCCGGCTCCTGCGTGAATCGTATGAAAGCGATACCAAAGGAGACGACAAATGACAGCACGAGATTATCTGAACCGCATCCGCCGGCAGAACCAGATTGTCAAGCAGACGGAAAAGGAAATGACGGAGGTCCGCTCCGATATCCTGTCCCTGCGGGCGTCCAGTCTGTCGGAAAAAGTATCTGGTACCAAGGAATCGGACCTGGCTGATAAATACATCCGTCTGGAGCAATATTTCGATAAAGTCAATACGGAATGGGATAAGCTCATCGATATGCGGACGGAAGCCAAGGCGATGATCCGCGCGCTTCCCGATGAGAACCAACAGGCCGTCCTATATGCCCGGTATATCAACTGTGACAGGTGGGAAACGATTGCCTTCGATATGCATTATAGCTGGAAACATATTTTCCGGCTCCATGGCAGGGCCCTGCAGTCATTTGAATCGATTCATCATGGAAGCCTGTCCGAAATGAGGACATAGAATGACACTACCGAAGTGCGTATAATGGTAGTGTGAGATGTTGGGGGAAACGGAAACGTCTACACAATCAGGATGCATGAAAAACACCTCCTTAAAACCGCCGCGTGCCAGCAGTACACGCGGCATCATGTCGGCGGACCTGGGAGCCCCTCAGGCCGCTGGCACCAAACATCATAGGAGTGTAGCTCAACTGGTAGAGCGATGGTCTCCAAAACCATATGTTGAAGGTTCAAGTCCTTTCGCTCCTGCCATAAAACGAATATGCTTATAAAGGAACTTAGCCAATCTGTCTTACAGTTGCGTAGGACGGAGCGGCGGGTTCCTTTTTTCATGCAGAAATTCACTCTAAAGGCTGGTGGTGAACGTGTAAATGTTAACGGAAAAGCAAAAACGATTTGTTGATTATTTCGTTGAATTGGGTGATATGGTCAATGCAGCAAGAAAGGCCGGATATTCGAATGCTTCCGCGTTGGATGCGCCGAACTGGTTAAACCCCAATAAACCCCAATATAAGCCGTATTTAAAGGACGCCATAGGGAAACGCCTGCAAGAGCTGAAAAACGAGCGCACAGCGTCTCTCAGCGAAGTTTTGGAGTTTATGACGAGTACGATGCGCGGCGAAGTGAAGGAAGATGTCGTCGTGACAGAAGGAACAGGCGACGGCTGCAGTGAAGCGCGGGTCATCCAAAAGCAGGTCTCGGCACGGGACCGCCTGGAAGCGGCGAAGGCACTGGAGAAGCGACTCGGCCGGTTCGTCGACCTGGAAAAGGAAGAACAGCAGCTTAAGAACGAAAAGCTTCGGGCGGAAGTCGCAGATCTGAAAGCTGACAGCGATGAGGAGGGTATCGACTTTGAATTTTCAAGAGCCCCGAAAGAAACGGAAAGTTAATATAGCCGACCTCATTGCTCCGTCGTTCGATGATGTCTTTTTCGATGCCGAAGAGCACCGGCATACGTTCTATATGCTGGCAGGAGGCCGTGGCAGTACGAAGTCGTCGTTCATCGGCATCCGGGTACCGCTCTTGTTGATGGAGCATCCGCAATGCCATGCTGTTATCCTGCGGAAAGTTGGCAATACGATAAAAAACAGTGTCCTGTCCCAGATTGTCTGGGGCCTGGAACAGCTCGGTGTACTGGACCGGTTCCGCGTCAAGATGTCGCCGCCTGAAATCACATACAAGAAGACGGGCCAGAAAATCCTGTTCTTCGGTCTCGACGACCCGGCGAAGGTAAAATCTATCAAGTTGCCGTTCGGGTACATCGGTATGGTGTGGTTCGAAGAACTCGACCAATTTTCAGGCATGGAGGAAATCCGTAACGTCCTGCAGTCGCTCCTGCGTGGCGGCTCGACGTACTGGGTATTCGGTACGTATAATCCGCCGAAATCACGGAATAACTGGGTGAATGAAGAGATTCTCGTCGATGATCCAGACAGGCTGGTCCATCATTCGACATACCTGACAGTCCCGGAGAATTGGCTCGGACCTCAGTTTTTGGCAGAGGCTGAAAAACTAAAAGCACGCAATGAGATTGCGTACCGTCACGAGTATCTCGGCGAAGTAACCGGGACCGGAGGCGCGGTCTTTGAGAACGTGGAAGATTTGCAGATGAATGATGCTCTCGTCGGAAATTTCGACCGGCTATATTTTGGTCTGGACTTCGGCTTTGCTGTCGACCCGCTGGCATTTGTAGCCATGTATTACGACTCGAAGCGTGAAGATCTGTATATTTTCGACGAGCTGTATCAGCAGAAGATGACGAATAATCAGGCGGCTAAACGGATTGCATCCCGCATCAGGGGCGGGCGTATCCTGGCAGATTCTGCTGAGCCTAAGAGCATTGCTGAAATGGCAGAACTGGGAATCCGTATTTCAGGTGCACGAAAAGGGCCGGACAGCATCGATTTCGGTATGAAATGGCTGCAGAACCGGGCTCATATCTATATCGACAAGCGGAGATGTCCGAATACATACCGGGAATTCGTGACGTATGAATACGAACGGAACAAAGACGGGCAGTTCGTCAGTGCCTATCCGGATGCCAATAACCACAGTATCGATGCTGTGAGATACGGGCTGTCAGAAATTATGACGCGTGACAAGATAGTTACGAAACGAATCAACTTCTAGGAGGTACAACATGGCGAACTATCAATTACTTCGGGATGCCTATTATGGGACCGGCGGCTTTGCTTCCGGTGCGTATCTGAATAAACACAAACGGGAATCGACAGAAGATTATCAGTTCCGGCAGAAGAATGCCTATTACCTGAATTATTTTGCTCCTATCGTCAATGCGCTGGTCGACCCGATTTTCAAGCGGCAGCCACTGCGTGACTACTCGGGCCCCGCAGCGGGCGCTATCAAAAAATTCTCGGAAGATGTCGATACGGCTGGGACCGATATACACACGTTCATGAAGCGGGCGGCACTCATGGGTAAAGTCAATTCCGCGGCGTATATTGTGGTAGATAACGTCAGAGAAAATCCGACGCGCACCGTAGCTGAAATGCTCCAACAGCGAGCGCTTCCCTTCGCGTACGTTCTGGACCCGCAGACGCTGGAAGAGTATGGCATTGATAATACGGGCTCTCTTCTCTACGTCCGTTTTCGTGAAATAGCCAGCATCAAAGATGGGACGGTCCAGTATCGCTATACCTATTACGACCGTAACAGATGGGAAATCTGGGGCGATGATATGATGCGGGTATCTGGTGAGCATGGTCTGGGTAAAGTTCCTGTCGTGCCGCTGTTTCCTCGGATACTGGAACAGCGGACCATGAAACCGGCACCAGAACTGGAACCGATTGCTATGACAGCTAAAGCGCTGTACAACCATTGTTCATGGCTCGGCGAAATTTTGCGTAACCAAACGTTCCCGCTTTTGACGATACCGTCGCTCGATGTGAATGACATTGTAGTCGGGACGAACAATGCACTGGGATATAGTCCGGATAGCAGCCATTCGCCGGCATTCATCGCACCGCCGTCTGATCCGGCTAGTATCCTGCAGACGCAGATTGCTACGCTCATACAGGAAATGTATCGTATGGCTAATCTATCATTCGTTATCAATACGTCACGGGATACCAACAGCGGCATTGCAAGGCAGTGGGAATTCGAGCGGACCAATCAGCAGCTGGCAAATTATGCTATGCAGTGTGCCAAAGCGGAAGAAGCTGTCATGGACCTGGTTGCCCGGTGGCTGAATAGTGATATTACGTATACGGTATCGTATCCGGACGACTTCGGCGTCGTCGATGTTGCAGATCAGCTGGCTCAGGCGCAGGCGGTCTTAGATATGGACCTGGCACCAGGCATGAAAGAAGAAGTGCTCAAGAAAGTCTTGGCTGCGTACTGCCCGGACCTTCCGGATGAACGGTTCGACGAATTGGTCGTTGAACAGCAGCGCCAGCAGGCTGATGTATTGAATCGGGAACCTGCCCCTAATGGTGGTGATTAATCATGGCAAGCCCTATACAGGCTATCCTGACAGCATTTTCCATGGCATACCGGGAGAAGAGCCAGAAGGTCGTGGCGCTGGTCACATCGTATCTGGCAGACGGATATTCTGTATCGGATGCCGTTGATAAGGCCATGCAGGTGGCGGCCGTTTATTCGTTCCTGACCAATGCGGTCGAAGATGCCATTCGAAAGGCCGCAGCAGTTGGTGCTGATGTACAATCTATCCCGCTTCTTCCAGAATTAAAAGAAGCATGGGCCCCATCAGGCATGAAGCTTTCAGAGAAATTGCACGGGGCTGAAAAAGAAATGCGGCAGTCTATCGTATCGACCATTAAAGCACAGCAGAAACTGGGGACGCACGCTCTGCAGACTGCCAGGGCACTGTATGACGGATATCGTGCCGGTCACGTCGTCCGTCAGCAGCAGCTTCCTCAGTATCTCGACGTCATCGCAAGCTTTGCCAGAAAATCAGATCTGACGAAAGCGGACCAGCAGGCACTGCAGCGGCTCGTGCGGAAAGCAAAGCGACAAGTCGACAGGATAGGAGCGAATGGAGCCCCGGATAAATCGCTTCAAACGGCCTATAGACAGCTTCTAAACGCTGTAGACGAGAACAATGCCAAGGCCATAGAAAACGCCGTCAGAACGGCCGTAGAAGAGAAAAGCAGGTATGTGGCGGAACGTATCGCACGAACGGAAGCGGCCCGGGCATGGGCGGATGGTTTTCATAACAAATATGATGGCGATACAGAAGTCGCCGCATATCGCTGGCAGTTATCCAGCCGACATCCTCATTATGATATCTGCGATATGTATGCCCATGCGAATTTATGGGGACTGGGACCAGGAATCTTCCCAAAAGATAAAACACCGACATTGCCGGTCCATCCTCACTGCCTTTGCCATCTATCTCTTGTTTACGTAACAGAACTAGATGGAAAACAGGCAAAAGACAATATCAAGGCTGGCGGCGATAGGTATTTAAAGCAGCAATCACACCTGAAACGGTGTCAGCTGATGGGCATTGAAGGCGCGTATGCTTGGGAGAAGAAAAATGCTGATTGGCGTCAATATATGCGCAATTGGCTTGATGGTTTTGCATTAAGTAGAGATATCCCGTATAATAAAGCTACAGGGATTGGTGAATGGAAAAAAGATGACAAAGGAAAATTAATTCCAACTATTACTATTCCTTTGGAAAAGCGGTTTTCAGTCCCTAAAAATTCGACACCTAACGCCGTGATAGAATATGGGAGCCATAATAAAAGAAAAGAAAGACAACGAAATATGGCTTTATATGATAACCATGGTTTTTTAACTAAGCAGTTTCACGGCGGACCACACGGAAATTTAAAGAAACATCCTTATGGAAAATTTGGAGAACATGTTCACGATTTCCCTATTGACGAGAATGGGGAAATTAATTTTGAAAGAAAGACTACTCGAGAATTTACGAAAGAAGAAAGGAGGCTTTTTGATGACGATTAAGGAATTCCAATCATTACTGTGGGATGATTTCGTTTGTGATTTACCTAACATTAAATTTGCAGTGTATCCGGGCCTTGAAAAGGAGAACTGTATTTCTGCCACAACAGATATAAATGGTGATACAGATTTGCCATTACAAAATTTTAAGGATTTTAATGATCTTTTATCCAATTTCTTTGTTAATGGAAAGCCTCTTAGAGAAATTATCCCATTAATTGATATTTCAGCGCTTACTTGACGTAGGCGCTTTTTTGTTACACAAATTTATATCTTGTCTTTTCGCCGCATGACGCGGACCGCAGACGTAAAAGAACGGGTCTTTTTTTATACCCGGGAGGTACAAAAATGGCTTACACATTAGACCAGATTTATGAAGCATTGGGAAAAATCGAGAACGGCGGCACGATGGTAGCGGACCTGCAGGACGTAATCCGAGGCACTCGTGAAGAAGCGGCTAAGAACCGCATTGAAAAGAACAAGGTCCTTGACGCACTCAATCTTCGCAACGGAGGCGACCCAGACGCGAACCTCAATAACATCGTAGCAACTCTGACAGCCCTGCAGGCGGCAGGCGGCGACCCGTCGAAACTTGGCACGCAGGTCGATGCCCTGCAGAAGCAGGTCAAGGAACTGACAGACAAATATACGGCCAGCGAAAAATTAGCGGCTGAAGAAAAGGCTAAACGCATCCAGTCCGCTATGAAGTCGCAGATTACGGCAGCTCTTACGGATGGTAAAGCAGTCAAGCCGGATGTATTCGCACAGGTCCTTTTAGGCAATGTCAGCGCAAAAGATGATGGCAGTCTGGTCTATAAAGACGGTGACAAAGAACTTTCCGTTGCTGATGGTGTAAAGGGGTGGCTGGAAGCGAATCCCTGGGCTGTCAAGAACGATAGCCATCCTGGCAGCGGCATGAGTGGTGGTGGCTCTCATGAAGGCGCTTATTCCATGAATGAATTGAAAAACATGTCCCGTGATGAAATCAATACACACTGGGGCGAGATTAGTAAAGAAGGAGTGAAACAATAATGGCAATTACAACATTTATTCCTACCATTTGGGAAGCCAGATTACTGGCTCACCTCGATAAGAACTTAGTTTATGGTCATCTGTGCAATCGCGATTATGAAGGCGATATCAGCCAGGCCGGCGATACGGTAACCATCAACCAGATTGGTGATATCTCCATCCGTGATTATGTGAAATCTTCGGACATCACACTGGATGATGTAGATGGCACACCGACGCAGTTAAAGATTGACCAGCAGAAATACTTTGCATTCAAAGTAGATGACGTCGATGCCGCCCAGGCTAATGTCAATCTGGTGGATGGCGCCATGCAGCGCGCTTCGTACGCTGTCCGTGATACGGTAGACCAGTTCATCGCTGGCTTCTATTCTAAAGCCGGTGTTACGACAGGCCTTGGGAGTGACACGACTCCGCTGGCGCTGACGACAGCAACACAGGCGTATGAAGCACTGGTCGACCTGAAAGGCGCTCTCGATGATAACAACGTCCGTGCTGATGGTCGTTTCGTCGTCGTTCCGTCCTGGTTCTATGGCCTGATGCTGAAAGACCCGCGGTTCGTTTCCGCTGGCACTGCTAAAACGGATACTGTTCTGGCAAACGGGCTGATTGGTTCGGCTGCAGGCTTCCAGATCTATCAGTCCAACAACGTACCGAATACAAAAGGCGCGAAATATAAAATCATGGCAGGCACGACGGAAGCTATTTCCTTTGCGTCCCAGATTACCAAAACGGAAGCATTCCGCCCGGAAAAATCGTTCTGCGATGCTATCAAAGGCTTGTTCGTCTATGGTGCCCAGGTTGTTCAGCCGAAAGCACTGGCCTGCATGACAGCTAACCCGACGGCAGGAGCATAGGCTGATGGAAATCCGGATTGAAGTCAAGGGGCTTGATGAAGCAATAAGCCGGCTGGATAAAGTTTCAGCCGGTACACAGCTCCGCCTGAAGGATGCCATGCGTACGGCTGTCCGGGATATACAGGAACAGGCACGTAAGGAACACCAGTTCACGACCCGTACAGAGGAAGCGGAACGAAGTATCGAAGGCACGACGTCATTCCAGAAGGATTCATACAGCGGCACTGTTGGAACGACGCGGCTGATTACGATTTACCTGCACCAGGGCACGAAACGGCATCTGATCAGGCCGAAGCAGAAGCTGGCCTTGCGCTGGACTGCCGGCGGACAATTTGTATTTGCAAAGCGCGTGCGTCATCCTGGGACGAAGAAAGACCCGTTTATTTTCAAGGCCGCGGCTCATGAGAAACGGAAAGTATTATCCCGGTTCGAACGAGCTGTGCGTCAGGCAATAGGGGAGGCATACTGATGGAATTCATTGAACTGGCTGATATTGCAGATACCATCCTAAATTGTAGAGACTGCGATGTTTCCTATGCTAATGATTACCTCTACCGGCTTGCCACTTCGTTCGGGCTGACGGATGCAGAGATACAGACTCCGGTACGGACTGCGGTCAAACAGCTGGGCTGTGTCGTTGCCTGCCGGGAATGCGCAGCGGCCTGCGTCGGTACAGATCCGACAGTCATGGTAGATGGGAACCGGGCCGATGATGTGTATTACCAGAAATGGAAGATGTATGCACAGATGGCCAAAGACATCGAAAGCCGTCTCACGTACTCTGATTTTGCTGTATCCGGTACAGACAGCAGCGGGAAAGGGGGCGTCGGGGTAATCCGCTTATCCCGTGCATGATGAACCGATTCCGACAGATTGCAAATGAAATCACGGCCATTCTGGAAGACGAATTTCCAGATATGACATGGAAATCAGCTGTACTCGGTCCGGCGTATCCCAAGACACTGACCGGGTATGTCTGCTGTGATACGATTACCTTCGACCCATTTACCAAAAGCAAAAAACAGGCATCTGCTACCTTCACGATTGAAGTCATCTGCCCCAATCCGAAGGAAAAGGCAGACAATACGCAGTATATCGAAGACCTGGCTATGGAAATCAATGACGTTCTGACGGAAAACAAGACTATTGATGGTTGGGCCGATGACAGCCGTGTTGAAAAGATTGTATTCGCAACCCCGGCAGGGCGGCCTGAAATCGGGATTGCGATTTTTACATTTACCGTCGAATACGAAGAATAGGAGTGATACGATATGGCAACTACTCGTAAATATGCAACACCGACGTCTTCTACATCTGTAGCGACTGTCGGCAAAGATTATCTGATTTACCTGAATACCGGCGAAACGGAAGCAACTCCGACCTGGACGCTTCTGGGCGGTCAGAGAAGCGGCGACCTCAGCCGTAAAGCTGATTCTATCGATACCAGCAATAAAACGTCTGGTGGCTGGAAATCCACACTTGCCGGTCTGCGTGAATGGAGCATCGACCTTGAATCTGTGGTCATCCTCAATGATGCAGGCGCGCTCTTCCTCGAAGATGCATTCAACGATGGCCAGCTCGTCGAAGTCAAATTCGAATATCCTGATAAGAAATATCGTACTGGCTGGGCATCGATTACAGACCTCAGCCTGTCTACGAAATACGATGATGCCGCGACCATTAAAGGCACGTTGTCCGGTAACGGCCCGCTGTCTGCATTAACGTCTCCGACCACACCGTGATAGATAATAGAGGTGTTTGCGAATGAAAAAGGTCCCTTTTGAAATGTTTGGCGAAGGCCAGTATATGTATTTCAATATTGCCCGTCTGATGCAGCTCGAACAGGTCTGTGGCTGTGGTATCAGCAGCATTATCAGCAAACAGGAACTCAATCTGGGCGTATTGACGAAAATCTTCATGATTGGCCTTGCGCATCACAAAAAGCACAATGAGCTCTGGTATGCACAGCGGATGCAGGAAATGCTCGAAAAGGGCGCCAGCCTGGAAGATGATTTCTACGTACCTGCTGTAAAAGCATTGGCGGGCAGCGGAATCATGGGAAAGGCGGCGTATTATGCAGCATTCCCGGAAGAACTCACAGAAAAAGCAAAACAGGACGTAGCTGACGAAAAAAAAGACTAGAGACGGAGGGGGCAGACGAGAAGCCGCCCCCGTCTTTTTTTGAATGGCTGGAATGGGCCGAAGCACAGGCTTATGGACCGCTGGCATTAAAGCCCTGGGAATTCTACCGTCTGACGCCGATGGAGCTCAACAAGATGGTTGAGGGATATCAGGTCAGACGAGAGGACCGAGCATTTGCGGCGGCCTGGTTCGTCAGTAACATGATGAGTGTACATACGAAACATCCTGTGCAGGCGAAAGAGCTGGCTCGGCCGTTCCTGCATGAAAAGACGAGCGGTGAAATACGCCGCGATCGAGACGAATTTATGGAATCATTCATGAAACAGCGAGAGGAGGCGGGATTTGATGGCGACTGTGACGAGTATTTTGGTCAAGATTGGAGCGAATAGTTCTGAACTGCGGAAAGAGCTGACCGCCACCAAAAAAGAGCTGAATGAAACACTTGGCAGTGAAGTCATGGCGGCTTCTAAAAAGGCCGTGCTGGGCATTGCCGGAGTCGCTGCTTCTCTCGGGGCTCTGGGGGCTAAAGCAGTTCAGGCCGCCGGCAACTTCCAACAGGTCCAGGCGGCAATGACGAATATGCTGGGCAGTGCTGACCGGGCGAAGACTCTGTTAGGTCAGTTACAGGATTTTGCGGCCAAGACTCCGTTTGAATTTAATGACGTCGCTGCGGCTTCCCAGAAATTCCTTGCTTTTGGATTTACAGCAGAACAGATTATCCCGACGCTGAGAGCCGTCGGGGATGCCGCGGCTGGTGTCGGCATGGGTAAAGAAGGTATTGACCGCATCACACTGGCATTAGGTCAGATGGCAGCCAAATCGAAGGTACAGAGCGATGAAATGCTGCAGCTGACGGAAGCAGGTATTCCTGCCTGGCAGATGCTGGCGGATAAAATCGGCGTGTCTATCCCTCAGGCCATGGACATGGTCAGCAAGGGTGCTGTCGATGCACAAACCGGCCTGCAGGCCTTAGTTGGCGGAATGGAAGAACGGTTCGGCGGTATGATGGACCAGCAATCCCAGACTATCACTGGTACATGGTCCAATATGATGGACGGCCTTAGTCAGACGGCTATTGCTGTCGGGCAGAAGATTTCAGATGCGCTAAATTTGCCGGATCTCTTTTCTTCCCTCGGCGACAGCTTCCAGCAGTTTGCTGACCTGGTTAAAAATGAAGGCATCGGGACAGCATTATCTGAAATGATACCGCCAGAAGTGCAGATTGCGGCGGCCGGACTTGCGGCGACTCTTACAGCGGCGACTATCCCGGCATTGACTAACTTCGCACTATCTGCAAAGTTAGCAACCCTTCCATTGGCGTCGACACTGCTGACTGGCTTAAATAACTTAAAGACGGCGGCTTTGGCTGTCCCATCTGGCATGGCGGCGGCTACGACAAGTTTCACGCTTATAAAGAACGGGGCTGTAGCTGCAGGAGCTGGTCTCTCAGGATTTGCGCTTAATATTAAAGGCGCGATTACGTCCCTGCCGTCTTTGATTGCGACTATCGGACGTGTCGTCATTGCCTTCGGACCGCTGGCGCTGATCATTACCGCTGTCGGTATTGCTATTGCGGCGTTCATATCGTCTGGTCATAAATTGAGCGATTTACTCAATGTCATGCCTGGCACAATGGATGCCGTTAATATGGCTGGTGATGCTCTGAAACGTTTATGGGGTGAACTGGGTCAGGCCATCAGTAACCTTGTATCAGTTGCATCACCTTTGATTACTATCATGGCAACTGTCTTCACAGCGGCCATTTATGCGATTATTGCGGCAATTAATGTGGTCGTCGCTGTTCTATCTTTCCTGCTGGCTACGGTATCTAATATCATAACTGGCATCATTGCCATGTTTAACTGGGCATATGAAGGCATTTCTTCGGCGCTTAGTGATATCGGTAATGCACTGAGCGATATGGCAGACTCCATTCTGCCAGAATGGGCGAAGAGCGGTCTATCAACTATCCGGGGCTTCGTACAGACGGCTATCGGATGGCTGCAGAAATTAATCGATAAAATTTTCCATACCAATAATGCGCTGAGTAATGCAGGAAAGACGGCAACCGAAAACACAGGCGATGAAAATCAACCACCAGAAGACAATGGGCCTGAAGACCATAAGATGCCGACCTTTGACAATTTCAGCGGTGGCGGTGCTGATGCAGGCGTAGGCGGAGCCGCAGGCATGGGAGGCAGTTCTGGAAGCGGAGCAGCTGGAAGTCTGGGAGCCGGGTCCTACGATGAAAAGAAATTCCGGGAAACGATTTTAGGATACATGGATGAAAATCAGGGGCGTCCGTACGATGGCTTCGAATGTACTGTTTACGTCAAATCTGGTTTAGGCGGTGCAGGTGTCGATACGAGCGGCCTGGGTAATGAAGTCTATGAAGGAGCGGAAACAAACGACCGGGATGCTAATGCAGCCAACAGCAGCTGGATCCAGACCGCTATTGCTCACGGTGCATGGCATCCGACGGACCCGTACGGTAATGGTGGCGGAAATGCCAAACCGGGTGATGTATGGGTAACGAACAATGGCAACCATGTATTGGTACAGGATACGAACGGGTATTATTCGGCAGGCGGCTATAAAGGCGTATCGGCTCATTATGATCAGGACGTCCGTAGTGCATTTGCCGGTAATATTGTCGGCTATATCGACTCTGCGCAATTAGCGGGTGTCTCTGGCGGGTCTGGTGTGATGAACCGGCCTCAGTTTAACTGGGACCAGAGCATTTATACCCAGGCTACCAAAGCGGCAGCTAGTGCTTACAGCGAAGACCCTGCATTACTTTTGGCTGTCGCCATGAAAGAAAACGGCGGCAATACTGTCAGCGGCTTGACAATGGAAGGCGGCAACGGCGGTGGCATGATGCAGATTCTCAGTGGTGACCAGGATATTGCAGATGGTAACGGCGGCCGTGTAAAAATCAAAGACCTTTATCCTGATTATCAGACGAATGTCTATTCGAATGCATTGGCCGGGGCGGCCATGTTGCAGGATAAAATCAATGCCAATGGTGGGGATGTCTGGAAAGGGGTAGCTGATTATTACGGCGGCGAAGATAAAGAAGACTATGCCGCGCAGGTCCGTTCGAACTATGCACAGATACGGGCCCAGGGCGCTGGCGGTTCGGACTTCGTGCAGAACATGGCCAACTATCGCAAGAAGATGGCTGAACAGGCACTGCAGACACATCAGCAAATTGATGACAGTTATGCCCAGTCTACAGCGACGCAGGTCGAACTGACGGACCGGAAGTTCAAAAAGGAATATGAAAAGCTTAATGAATCCAAGGCATACAATGCTAACTATCAGAAAGATAAGGAAGCACTGGATATCATGTATGCTCAGGAACATCTGAAAGCAGTCGAAGCGGACGCAGAGAAAGAACAGCAGATTCGTAGCAAGGCGACGGAAATCGCGGCCAATGTCAAAACGAATGCGCCTGCGGTAACGGATACGGCGAGCGAAAAGGAACTATCTAAGATGGAAGCCGACTATGACAAGGCTATCGAGTCTATCAAGTCTAAATGGCAGCAGTATTCCTCGGATTATGCATCCATGACGAAGAGCCAGAAAGCCATGTTCCTGAAAGCGCTGGATGATGAAAACATTGCCTACGAGGTATCGGCAGACGGCAGACTTTCGTTTGCTAAAGAAATCTACGCTGAAGAGCTGGCGCAGTATAAATCGTTCATCGATGAAAAGACGGCTTATTATCAGCAGGCTAAGGACATCGAGGCCGATATAGACGAAGCGAAGAACCAGGTATCGCTTGAAAAACTGCAGGCCGTCCTCACGGATGCCAATGCAGTGCGGCTCAGTGACTATGAAGCGCAGAAAGCGATGCTCGATACCTACCAGGAAACGTATCTGGCGGCTCATGCATCCACAGCACAGATGGTATCCAGTTTGTACAGCACGGCTTTTGATGGCCTCAGTTCGGCGATTACCAACACTATCATGGGTACGAAAACACTGGGAGACGCTTTTGCAGCACTCGGCAAATCCCTGATTCAGGTCGTCGTTGAATTTTACGCGAAACAGTTGGCAGGGATGCTGGTCAATAGTGCTATGGCTAAATCACAGACATCTGCGGCAATCGCCCAGACAGCTGCAGAAGGCGCGGCCATGTCTGCGGCGCTAGGACCGGCGGCTTTCTTCAAACTGGTATTGGACCCGAGCTCGGCAGGTGTGGCTATGAGCCTTATGGCGGCCGGAACAGCAGCCTCTATGGCAACGTCCATGGCATCTACATTCACGGGTCTTGGCAGTCTGTCCAGCGGCAGTGCTACCTGGTCAGAAAAGCAGTCTGCACTGAACAATGCTCCATGGAATGGCCAGAAACTGGCGTCTGGCGGCATCACGAAAGGCGCCACGATTGCTATGATCGGTGAAGGCCATCATGACGAAGCGGTACTCCCGCTGTCCCGGGATAAATTCGAACAACTCGGCCTGATAGATAATAACAAGTCTGTCAATTCCGTGTCGATGAGTGTAAACGCACTGGATGCATCGAGCTTCACGGATTTTCTGCGGAATGGCGGGGCCGATGCCATTAAGCAGATGCTCTTTGACAGCGGTCGTGATTTTACGACAGAAGCGGGGGTGTGGTAAGTGGCTAGTTTGATTTTCCCTTTGGATGCACGCAGGGTGAAATGGTCCTCCAGCGTCGAACAGTCCTGGGAAGTCAATGAACAGGTTTCAGCAAGTGGCAAGCGGCGGGCGATTTCCTACCAGTCGCTTCCAGCCTGGACCTTCAATATTGATTTTCCGTATCTGACCGCAGCAGAAAAGGACCAGTTATTTGCTTTCTATACCCGCGTAAAAGGACAGCTCGTACCATTCTACTATAAGGATGCAGAAAATTATAAAGTCGAGAATCTGACGCTTATCAAGAATTCAGATGGAACGTATCAGCTTGTTGCCAATATGAACGGACAGCAGGAACCAGTAGAATATGCTGATAAACTGACGGTTTACGTCGATGGCACAGAGCAGTCGACCTCATCGTATACACTCGATAATGGAGCCATTAAATTCACGACGGCCCCGGCTGATACGGCAGTTGTAAAAGCGTCTTATGAATATTACTGGAAAGTTGTTTTTAGTAAAACGAAGATTACAGTAACACAGATATTCAAGAATGTATTCAAAGTGTCATTGGCAATGAAGGTGGTGCGGTAATGAAAGAAGTAACGACTACCTTAGCGGATTATCTCAATACGAAAAAAGAAATGCAGGCGTGTGATTTGTATGTGCTGTCGCTGTTTTCCGGCAGCACATATTATTATACCGATGCAGATCATGACGTCGTGTATGATAGCCATACGTATCTGCACAATGCTTTATTGCTCAAACGAGAACAGACGAAGATAAATAATACCATCTCTGTCGATTCAATGACTGTTAGCATTTACGCTACAAAAGATGACAAATTAGGTGATACCCCGATATTCCTGGCTGCTCATGATGGGTCACTGGACCGCGGAACATTGTCTTTATCGAGATGCTTTTTCGATGCAGATGGCAATATCATGGGCGTTGTAGGGCTTTTCAGTGGAACGACAGAGGTCAAAAGTTGTGGCGGCCTGCAGATGAAATTGACCGTCAAAAGTAAAGTCCAAGGGCTATCCCAGGAATTTCCCAGACGGCGCTTTTACCCGCAGGGTACATTTGCCTCAAGCGGCGGCACCGTAAGTGCCAGCTCGACGGAAGATTCTGGTACAGTTATTGCTCCGTTCGTGCCATTGAAGGAAGTGCTTTTATGATGAATCCAATTGCAAAAGAGGCTTACACCTGGCTGGGTACGCCTCACGTCAATCAGGCCAAGGTTAAAGGAAAAGGCGTAGACTGTGGGATGCTATTAATTGCCTGCCTGGAAGGGGCTGGATGCGTGAAACCGGGAGAAATTGTTGTAGAGCCATATTCTAATGAATGGCATCTGCATCACTCGGCAGAATGGTTCCTTCACATCGTAGAGCACTGGTGCGAACTGGTTCCTCTTGATGATCTGCAAGAAGGCGACTTCCTGCTATATAAATTCGGGCGCTGTGTATCGCATGGCGCTGTCTACGTTGGCAACAATCATGTTATTCATGCACTCGTCGACCAGGGCGTCATTATGTCGGATTTGAACGACGTCATGTTCCTCGATGCCAAGGGAAAGAGCAGGCTTCACGGTGTATACCGGTTCAGGCGAAAGGAGACGGCATAAATGGGCATATTTCGTGGTCATACGACGACTATTCGCTCGGATAAGATATCCAACTTTACCGTCACAACAGCTGAATATGGTGCATCTGTAGCCGAAATTTTGGGCACGACGCGGATATCGCCGAACGTCATCTATTATGATGACTTTACAGCTCACGAACATCGAAAAAGCCAGAAAAGCGGCAAAGGCGGACGTAGTAAAACGACTACTGTCACATACACGTATACCGTTGCTGTTATCCTGGCACTATGTGAGGGCCCCATCTCAGGCATCGGCAAAATCTGGAAAGATAAGAACGTCTTTACCTATCCGAACGACAGCATTGGGCTGACGCTTTTCAGCGGCACAGACGACCAACAGCCATGGGCATACGTCACAGGCAAGCATCCGAACAAGGCCTTATCATACTCCGGTCTGGCGTATATGGCAGGCGTCATCGACCTCGGCGACAGCGGCAGTATGGCCTCGTATAATTTCGAAGTCAAAGGGAAGTTATTGGATACGGGGGATGGGGTAGACGTCAATCCGGCTGATTATATCCTGTATATCCTAGATAAAATCGGTCTGAGCGGCGTAACGATTAAAGGCATCGACAACTATCGGACATATTGCAAAGAGGCTGATTTCCTTATTTCGACGCCATCTGATAGTACTGATGCTAAGAGCGCGCGGGAAATCATCAATGACATTGCCAATTTGACTAATGCATACGTTTTCTGGTCCAATGACAGCTTTAAAATCGTGCCCAGGGCGGACCGGGCCGTCGGTAACTGGCAGCCAGATAAGACTATCCGGTATAATCTGACGCCAGATGACTTTATACCTCAGTCTGGTGGCGCCTGTATCAGTTACAGCAGGAAAGACTCGTCGGAAATCTACAACCGCATCTCAGTAGAATTTCTTAACCGGTCGAACGGCTATGAAAAGGAAATCGTCAATTACCAGGATAACGACGATATCAAAGAATTCGGCGTACGCCAGGCATCGACTACCACAGCTCACTATATTTATACGAAGACACGAGCTGTTAAATTAGCCGAAGAGCTATGCCGCAAGAATAAGTATGAACGAGTCAAATATACGTTCAAACTGGACTGGGCTTTTTGTCGGCTTGAACCGGGTGACCTGGTCATGCTCAATGATCCATTGATGGGCATCTCGGACCAGCCGGCCATGATTGACAGTGTTACTGAGGGCGCAGATGGCGTGCTGACATTTACTGCCATCTCTCGGGCCAAGGGTGTATACAGTCAGGCAGAATATGACGTTCATGCTAATGAACGACCATTGATTGATTTTAACCCAGACCCAGGGACGTGTGAACCGCCGATGATTTTCCAGCCACCAGCGCTTATGACCAATGCTGACAATGAAGTCTGGATAGGGACCTGGGGCAAGAACGAGAACTGGGGCGGCTGTAATGTATGGGTATCAGATACCAATGAATACTACCAATTACTAGGAACTATCGACTACCGGGCCCGCTACGGGACACTGGTTTCCACACTATATGCCGATGGCACAGAACTGGAAATGACGGTCGGCTATGGTACGTTCACATCCGTTGACCTGCAGAGCGCCAAAAATGGCGATACAGCCCTGTATATCGATGGCGAAGTCATGTCGTATCAAACGGCCATGCTTCTTGATAATGGCAATTGGAAGCTGTCTGGGCTGATTCGGGGACAGTATGGCAGTGAGGCGGCATATCATACGGAAGGTACGCAGATTGCACGTTGTGATGAAGCCTTCCTTAAATCAGGTCTCAGTAACAGTTATGTTGGCCATACGATTTATTTCAAATTGACAGCATTCAACGTATTTGGTGGCCAGGAACAAAGCCTGGCTGATGTTCAGGCATATACATTCAAACCGCAATCGGTTCAGATTCTGCCTCCAGATGTCGAAATCCTGAACGTTGAGAAGATGAGCTCGTCTATCCGTCGTTACTGGTGGAAATATACATATCCAGAGCCAAACGACGTCGCTGGCTTTATCTTGAAATATACACAGGGGAAAGAATTGAACTGGGAAACGGGCATACCGGTACAGGAAGGCCTGATTACGACACAGCCGTATGAAACACAAACGGTCCGCCAGGGCACGCACGCTATCATGATTAAAGCTGTTGATGCGAACGGAAATGAGTCGAAAAACTTTGCGTACTGCCTCTTAGAAATGGGCGACCTGCTGCAAGAAAATGTTCTCTTCGACAAAGACTTCAGCACTGATAATTTTGCTGATCTAACGAATAATGGCGTCATATTGTCTGACGGATATGTACATGCAGTCAACTCTGAAAAGATGTGGCATGAAACAGGTCGTAAGTTCTGGAGCAAACCAACAGCTATGATGTGGGATAGCTCGTTCCAATCGTATATTGCAACAGGAGAATTTATTGCTCCGGCATCGGGGCAATTCTGGCTGGAAACAGATATCGAAGGACCGGCCATTGTCTACTATCGTATTGATATGGCTGATGCGGCCTGGGTTGAATCGCAGGAGAGCGCGGCTGCTTGGGACGCAGATGAAACAGTCGTCTGGGATGAATCCAATGACCTCTGGAAGCAATGGTCCGATAAAGTCCAGGTACGTGCCGGCGCGATTATACAAATCCGGATAGTAGCCAAAAACTCAAGCATGCAGGAGACCATCATCAAGGGCTTGCACGCTTATATCGACGTACCAGACAGGCAGGAACATTTCGAAGATCTGGAAGTACCGGCAACTGGACTTGAATTGCCAATAACGACGCCAAATTACTACACGACAGCCGTACATATTGATTCGGTACAGAGTGGCACGGCACAGCGGTATCCGAAAATCCTGTCACGGACGCCTTGTCGCATCGCTCTGCTCGATTCTTCCGGCAATCAGGTTGCTGGCACAGTAGACATCACATGGCAGGGATTTGTCAATGAAACAATGTAAAGGAGAGCTATCATGGCCGATGTTTTAAAATTGCAGACGCTGGACGGTATGCTGGACTATCCTTCAGCAGAGGATAGCAGTAAGGGCACGACCGAACAGCAATTTCAGGAATATTTGAAAAACCATCAAAGCGTAATGAGCGATATGGTGGCGGTTACGCTTTGGCAGCCGTCCACGGCCTACACCGTGGGTCAGGTCATCTACTCACCGAACATGCCAGCAAATACATGTGCCAGAGTCGCAACGGCCGGCACGACAGGGAGTGCAGAACCGGCATGGGGCGCGGTCGGAAGTACAACCTCAGATGGTACGGCGGCCTATACGATGATGTACCGTACTGTAGATTTTGCCACGACAGCTGTAGCGAAAGCGGGGACCGATGCCAAAACCATCGTCACGCCTGCCGCGCTGTCTTCGGTATTGGTTGATTTTAGAAAACAAATCATCAATGAGGCGCACCCGGTCGGGGAAATCTGGGAAACGACAACAGATGATGACCCGAACAAGCTCTGGACATGGCAGAAATGGGTCAAAATGGATGCCGGCCGCGTTCTCATCAGTGCGGGTACTTACACCGAAAACGGAACAACGTATACATATACTTTAGGGGCTACGGGCGGCGAAGCGACACACACAATCACTATCAGTGAAATGGCCAAGCATAATCATAATATTTCGATTTCGGCAGCAGGAAACCATACCCATACCGTATATGTGATTATGAGCGGGAGTGACCAAAACGCTGGCGATGGCGGTTCAAACTATTGGGGAAATAGAGAAACCAGCGCCGCGGGTGCTCACTCTCACGATGTTACTTGCGAGTCTGTTGGCGGTAATTCTGCCCACGAAAACAGGCCACCTTATCAGGTCATTAATCGCTGGAAACGCACTGTTTAGGCCGTACGCTTCCACCTGTTCACAACGGTGTAGGGCATCCGGTTTTCGTGAGCTTGATTGCTACCTGTGTCAGCGATTGTAATGGTATGAGTATGATTGCCGCTACTATTAGTGTATTTTGTCGCGTAACCATGAGTTTTATCAGTTATGTGCAACCCTTCGTCCTGATGGTTTTTATCTAAGGAGGCTATTGGGCTGTAAAATGCATGGCTGTGATTACCGTTGCTAGTACATCCAGCCTGATGCGAATGGCCGGCCATTTCACTGATAGTTCGAAAGGAGAGAAGCAAATGAAAGTTTTTCAAATTTTAAAAGGACAGGTCCTCATTATTGATGGGGATAAGCAGTACTCGGATTCCGTCGATAATTTCAAGACTGACGCTGGCCTTGCTGGCGTGCCTGACCTGATTATCTACGATGATAATCAGGAGTGCTGTGTCGTCGATGGCAATTTCCTCGCCTATCCGAACGCACTCTATCAGTCGTATATCGACCGAATCGCCGAGCTCATCGCGGCCAAAGCTAAGCGCGAGTATGTCGCACCAGCCGAGCCAACCGCCGAAGAAAAGCTGGCCGCCGCAAAAGCACAGCTCAAAGCCGATTATGATGAGGCTGTCGAGTCACTGACTGCTGACATGGCCACGGCACTGCTCAGAGGTGATACGGACGCTCAGAAGTCTATCCAGCATGATTTTGCTGATTTGCAGGACGCGTACAAAGAAGAAAGCGAGGCACTCTAAGATGAAATTTAAATTACCGAAACGTTGCGAATACTGCGCTCATAAATTGGTTGATGGCAAATGCGTCAACCCAGACTGCATCGCCTACACGAAACCGGAAACGACGACCACGGAAACGGCAGGTGATAGCAAATGAGTATCCCTAAATTGCTCAACCATAAAAACTACATGAACAAGTCAACGAGCTCGACGCCGACGACAAAAGGCGATATGTACCAGCTCTTTGACAACTACGGCACCATCACCGAGAACATGGTCGCCGTTACGCTCTGGCAGCCAGCAACGGCGTATACTGCTGGCGCTGTCGTTACGTCGCCGTCTCTCCCTGTCGGCTACGTCGCAAGATGCAAGACGGCAGGCACGTCAAGCGAAGAAGAGCCGAGCTGGAAAGCGGGCGACATCACCGACAACGGCGTCACATGGACGGTCACAAAAGCCGTCTTAGTCGCTGACCTTGCCACGAGCGACGAGGCGAAGGCAGGCACGGCCACGGATAAGATTATCACGGCATCGGCGCTCAAAGCCGCCATTGACGCCGCCATTGCACAGGCAAAAACAGACATCGAAAAGCAGGCAAAGCTTGACGCGCATCCTGTCGGCTCGTACTATTTTTCCGATGACAGCACGAGCCCTGCCGACCTTTTCGGAGGCACGTGGGAAGCACTGCCAGCAGGTTACACGCTCATCGCGCAGGGCTCTGGCACCGATGATTTCGGCTCGTTTAGCTACACGGCTGGACAGAAATACGGGGAACGACTCCACAAACTCACCGTCGATGAGATGCCATCGCATACGCATCAGCTGAACCGGAATTCAGCCGAATCAACAACCGGCAATTGGCCTTGTGTTGACCATCAAGGCCCGGATAACTGGCAAGGCGGTAATATCGAAGCTACTGGCGGTGACAAAGCCCATAACATCCTTCAACCATCGATTGCCGTTTATGGATGGAAACGCACTGCTTAAGCCGTTCTTTTCCAACCGTATGCCGCCACGCTGGGCGGAAGGTTTTGATGCGGTTGATCGCCACCAGTATAGTTAGTTTCGTATGTGTTGTGATTAGCCTGCTCCGGGCTAGGAACCCAGGTTACTGTTCCGCCCTGGCCGCCTGCTTCGTACCCGTGATTATGTGAAGGCATTTCCTCGACGGTCATGCAGTTCTATACCAAGCGTATATGGCTTTAGCAGGGGACAGATTCTGATGAGCATTGTTATTGCCGACGCTGATTTTAATGCGGCCATACTGGTCACTGCCGGATGAGCCTCCACATGACGTCCATCTCGAATATGATTGAATTATGTTCCCTGACGGAGCATATTGGGATTCGATTACAGCAAATGTGGCGTTCAGGTTTGGCAACTCATCGACGGTGACCAATCTCCGTCCCTTTACCCTGTTTTCGGCCCATTTCCGGGGCCCGAACTCACACCGTTAAGCACACATCAAGCGCCTCGTAACGGGCTCTGTGCCTACCTCTGCACGGACTTTGTCAATCCCGCAAATCCCACGTTACTCACACTCTGTCGATGGCTTTTCTGAGCTCACGCAAGGTTTTATGCGTGTAGACGGCCTGCGTGACGCCTCTCCGGGCGTGACCCAGTATCATCTTGATGCACACGTCATTAACCCCGGCAGAGTCGAGCATGCTGGCCAGCGTGTGGCGGCACTCGTGGGGCGTGTGGTGCATGCTGACGGCCTTCATGGTGCGATTCCAGAGCCGCCGGAACGAATCATACGTTCGACATGGGCATATCTGCCCGGTTGCCTTCCTTTCTTCCAGCAGGCCGATTATCCGCTTGCTGATGGGGATTTTCCGCACCCCGGCGGCCGTCTTTGACCTTTTGATGTTGATCTACCTTTGCCGGACGTTGACGTCACCGGGGTTCAGGGCAAGGTACTCTCCGATTCTCATGCCTGTGTATATCAGTATGAGCACGTCGGCAACGCCGGGGACGTCCAGTGACCGCCACAGTCGGCCAATCTGGCGAGCCGTGAAGGGCTTTTTCTTAAACACTGGCACATGCTTAGGCAACTCGACAAATGGGCTTAGGTCATGGTCGACGATGCCATTTTTAATGGCGTATTTGTAGAGCTGACTTAATAGTACCCTACACTTTTTCCGGGTGCAATACCCAGCTTCGACTTTATCGACAGCAGCCTGTAAATCCGGGTACGTGATGGCCGTAAAGGGCATAGCGTGGAGCGGTGCTAGATGCCGATAGCTGATTGCATAAGCCGTCTGGCTTGACTTGCCTATCCGCTCAAAATGACGAGCTTTCCAACCATAATAGACCGCTGAAAACGTGACATCTCGGGAGGGCGTGCAGTGATTCAACTCAACCAAAAACTCGAACGCTTCTTGGTAGCTCTGGAAATATCCCAGGGCTTTTTGTTTGCCATCGATTGTCTTTTTAACGACAAACGGGCGCCGCCGATTGCCTTGTAGTCGGTACACGGTACCATATCCATTTGGTAATTTCATGTCAATCAAATCCTTTCCGTTTGGAGGTGTAAGATGATTGAGCACATTATATCAACAATAATCATTTCGCTCCTGTCAGCTGCAGGGGCCTATTTTTTTGGAGTCTACAAAGCCACGGCGACTGTACAACGGGGAGTTCAGGCTGTACTAAGATACGATATGCTGACTGCTTATAGCAAATTCCAGGTGTCTGGCGTCACAATCGAAGAGAAACAAAGCTTTGAAAACATGTATGCCTGTTACCATAAATTGGGAAAAAATGGCGTTATGGACAGCATCTATCAAAAAGTCATGGCCATGCAGGAGGTAGAAGATGAAAAATAAAATCATTCGGCTCGGCGAGTGGGGGAAGCGTCACTGGCTCCAGCTCATCGTCATCATGGGTGTCATCATGATGACGTTTCTGGTCCTCGTTCTCATCAGCTGGCTCATCGGATACTGGGCAAATGCTCTCCTGGGTACTCGTTTCGAGCTCATGAGCTGTTGGAGCGGAGTCGCTGCTGTAGCTAGTGGCATCGCCACCATTGTCGGGCTCGGAAAAGCCTGTTGGACGAAATACGGCTACGACAGCCGGTACAACTCCGCTGTAGGTACTATGCCTAAGGTAGCAGAAACGACCGTCAAAGCGGCGGATATCGTCGAAAAAGCGGCTACTAAAATAGAGCAGAAAGGGTGATGTAAATGCTAGGAGATTTAAGTGCAAGATACGAGAGCAATGGCGACCCGGGGTGCATCAGCGACGGGTACGGCGACCCGGGCGGAAAATCATACGGGACATATCAATTTAGCTCAAACGCCGGTAGTCTGGACGCATTTTGCAATTGGTTACAGTACCATTATCCGCAGTATGCAGAGCAGCTCAATACCTACCCGCTCTGCAGCACGAGCTTTGATGAGGCATGGCGTAATATTGCGGCATCTGACAGCGACGGTTTCGCGCAGGCCCAGCATGAGTACGTCAAAGCGACCTACTACGACCCCGCAGTACAGATATTGGCGGAAAACTACTGGCACATCGAAAACCACAATGCTATCATGCAGGACGTCGTCTGGAGCAGGGCCGTACAGTATGGAGTCGGCAACATCCTCGACATGTGGACTGAGGCCGTGCACACCATGTTCAATGCTCAGAGTGGTGAGCATGACGGCTATCCAAACCTCAGCTACATCGACTCGCCGGAATACGACTACGATTTTATCGTCGCCATTTACTCCGTCTGCAAAAGTGAGGAGTGGAACAGCTCGGCGCTCCGTGACAGTTTGAACAATCGTTTTGACAGTGAGATGCATGATGCGCTTGCTCGTCTCTAGGAGGTGGTCCTTTTGTCCTATCTGCCGCAAATCAAAGAGGAGGTCGATGCTTTTGTTAAAAAGAATAAAACAGTTATCATTGCTATTGTGTTGTGCGGTATTCTTGCTTGTTTCGGCGCCTGGTTATTGTGCAGATACTACGACCGCTCAGCCGCCTCAGACTATCGAAATGTCACTGACACAGTACAACAGATTGAAAGAGATAATCAGTCAGCAAGAAGTGACATTGGACACGCTGCAGGCTCGATTGAACGTGCTGAAAAGCAACTCAACAGAGCAACAACAGCTCTTGATCAAGCTGCAGGAACAGCTACAAAACTGCAGAAATCAGCTGCAGGAAACGAAACTAAGCTTGACGAGTGCCAAAGACTCGTTGACGAAGGCAGACGAAACATTGAAGAAGCAAAGTCAATCTTTGCAGACGTTGACCAGGCAAATAAAAGCCATGGAACACAAACAGGCAGTCATTAAAAGGCAACGGGATACCTGGGCAGTTATTACCGGTGCATTACTAGTTGGATATATTGTGAAATAA